CCCGTCGACTCTAACAACACGATTTTTCAGTCCTTTAGTCACGTTCAGTAAGTGTTCGTAGTTCTCGTCAGCTCCGGTTTCACCGTTACTTAGGAAGACTATATCCAGCGGCTTTGACTGTCCTATCTTTGTTGCTTTAGCAATGTATGGATAATCATACAATTCTTTTTCAACATAATCGTTAGCTTCTTTGGGTACAACAATACGTGTGCCTCCCATATTTGTAATCAATATGTTCTTAGATTCTTTAGACCACATACTGATGGGTTCATCATTGATATCTGGTGCGATCAAATTATCACTTGTAGTAAAAACAGCATAAGGGAAGTTATAAGTATGCTTTTTGAAATTCAAATGTGTGTCTGCATCAGTCACAAAACTAGGGGCAGGTAAACGTTTTACTTTCTGATGCTGGTTGAAATTGATTTTTTCAATACTTTCTAACTTATCTAAATCTTCTACAAGAATACGTAGCTTGTTTACATTAATAAAGAATGTATCTCCAAACTTCTGTTTATCACTAGGGAATACATGTAATTGCTCTAATGAGAACGGGTCGCATATATAAGTGAAGTCAAAGTTAGTATAATCACAAATAGAACTACATACCCAGATATAATGGTCTTTTTTAATGCCCAACTCATAAAGCATGTTCTTCATTGTGGTCAAGTAGTCATTTTCATATTTTATTGTATAAACGTTTTCACGTTTAGTTTTACTTTCAATTAATGATACAATATCATTAACTCCGTCATTACCATAATCAATTAAGTATACATCATATAAGCAATTGCTAGCGATAGCACGTTTTGTTTTTACAAAGTTCAAGTTACTTAAGTGTTCAATAATTTTAACATACTTTGTATCTTTGTCAAAGGTTTCTTTATTAACCATAAACGTGCTACCCCAATGACTCCATTGAGTTCCAAACACATGAACCATTGTCATCTGCCATGGATTAGGATAATAATTAAAATCAAAATTAGTATAATCTAATTCACTATTCAATATCCAACACAGTTCAGTTGTAGATTTATTAATACAGCGATTGATAGTATCAACCCAACTGTTTAGATAACGTGTTTTTTGTAATGTAGGGAACTGTAGTTTAAGTTGTTCGTATCTATTAGCTGATTCTTTATTACCTTTATCTACAAAGAACATATCAGGTTTTTTAAATAAATTAGCTAATGTATAAGCATCAAGTTTCTCATCTTTAACCCAGTTAATTTCTCTATGACCTTTTGCCCACATATTAGCATTAACAAAATACGTTTGTGTAGTTTCACTTTCGCTTGAACCAAATGCATGTATATATTGCGCCTGTTGAATATCCGGTCTCCAATTGAAATCAAATTTACCATAGTCAATTTTGTTGTTTAGTGCCCAGAATATTTCATCTTTATGTTGATTTACTAATGCTTCTAGTGTTGTTTCAATATAGTATTTAGGATAGTCAACAAATATATCTTTTTTAACTTGTTCTAAGTTAACAACTTCAGTTGCACCTTCTACTATATAACGTGGACCATTATTAGGATCTGCGATAGTACCAAATTGATAGATATAAGCCGGGCTGGTAGCGTCGGGGTGCCAACTAAAATCAAAATCAGTCTCATCAAATCCTGCAGGTATAATCCAGTTAGTTTTATTAGGCAAATGTTTTGCTTTAATGATATCTATATACTTGATAGGGGTCGTTTCGTTACATAATGGTGCTGTGAAAACAGGCCCATTTGTTTTTTGCCATTGTGTTCCAAATTGATATACATAGGGTTTGTCTTCAATATCAGGATGCCAACTAAAATCAAACTCACTAGTATCTAACCCTTCAGGTATAAACCAATGAGTCATATCTTGTTTGACTTTTGCTATAGGATAGTCTAAGTATTTTGTTTCTGTAGCACCTTCTACAGTAAATTTAGGTCCACCTGTTTTACTCCATGTGCTAGGGAATTGATAGACGTACGGTGGCTCGGTATCATCAGGATGCCAGCTAAAATCAAATGATGATTGTTCTACATTTCTTGGAATAAGCCAATTAGTAAATCTCCATGCCACTACTTGTGCTTTAACAGAGTCAATGTATTTTAATTCAGTTGCACCGGGTACTATATAGCGAGGACCACCTGTCTTTTGATGTACGGTACCAAATTGATATATGTATGGTGGATCATGTGGATTAGGTTCCCAACTAAAATCAAAACTATTCTGTATGACATAAGGAGGTATTTTCCAATTATCCATGCATAGTTTACGTGTAGCACGTTCTTCCATGTATTTGTACTCAGTTGCTCCTGCAACAACATATTGAATAGATATTTTATCTTCAGGTTTATTCCATTGATTTCCCCAAGCATATATGTATGGGGGATCCCACGGGTCGGGGTGCCAAGAATAATCTATTCCATCAGAATTTTCTAAATGTTCAAATCTAGTACTGTTGGGTAAAAACTTTGCCCTCATTGATATATCTTCAATGAATTTATATTCTGTTGCCCCCGGAACATGATATTCAACTGTTGGCATAATTTCGGCTATATATTGAGTATTACCAAATACATAAATAAATGCAGGTTCACGTGGATCAGGTCTCCAACTAAAATCAAAACTGGTTTTATCTATTTCGTAGTTTATTTTCCATTTATCCCATTCAGGTAATAACTCAACAGTATCACCCATATACTTACGTTCAGTGGCATCTTTACAATGATATTCTAGTGTGGGTTTTAATTCTGCTGGTATAAATTTATTTCCCCATGTATAGATATAAGGAGGACTAGATGGATCTGGGTGCCAACTAAAATCAAATTTATTTTCATCTACTAGGTCTAATAATACCCAATTATTATTTTTTAAGTTTTTTCTATATATAGGTTCAACATCAGCACGATATATAATTATCTCACTATCTTGTTTTGAACATAACCAAGTGCCACTATCTTTTTGATATGGACTAGGCCATACATTGTTATGTTCACCTGTCCAAACTTCTTCATCGGGTAAGAAATCAAAATCCCAATCCCAATCAAAATTAGAATAATTGCAGTATTCATTAATTATCCAAAAATGTTCGGTGGTACATTGCTGTCTAGCATCAGCTAAATCAATTGCGTGTTTTTCTCTGGGGTGAGCGTTGGGTTTACTACCGTAATAAAATACATCTCTAAGCATTCATATACTTATGAAATTACAGGAACATTGTAAAGTTTTTCAAATCTATCAGCATCCTTTCTATCATTAACCATTGGTTCACCTCGTATGTTTAATGATGTGTTTAACAACATTGGGCAACCTGTCAATATATACCATTTCTCTAATAGTTCTCTAATACCCGATCCGTCTTTTGGTACAGTTTGCACACGACTGGTATTATCATAGTGAACAATAGCCGGAAATAATTCAGGTAATCTACATCTACTGATAACTTGCATATATCTACTATTACTAAAACCTTTAGGCATATCAAAATAAGTATCAGCATATTCCTCTAATATAACAGGGGCAAATGGTCTAAACTTTTGTCTACGTTTAATTTCATTTACTTTATCTTTTATTTCACTTCCTCTTGGGTCTGCAAGTAAACTTCTATGTCCAAGGGCTCTAGGACCGAACTCAGCACGACCGCTAGCCACACCAACAATGCCAGTGGTATTAAGATGATCCAATAACTTATTAACAGGGTACAGACCAGGGATATTATGACCAAGATAAGCATCAGTCCAATTAAGCTGTTTACCGTAACCCAAAGCAGCGGCTCCAAGACTAGAACCAGCATCGCCAGGATTAGGAATAATCCAAATGTTGTCATAATATTCTCCTAACAATCTATTTGCTAAACAATTTAATGCCACGCCACCGCCATACACTAAGTTCTTACTAGTCCCTAGCATTCGTGCTTTACTAATTACTGACATTATCATTTGTTCAACTATTAATTGTGCGCTATGGGCAATATCCATATCATCTGCACCTTTGATAAAATCATCAGGTACACCTATATGTAGATTTTCTTTAAATGCCACATCACTAAATGATTCTATTAGAGTATTAGACATTTCTCGTAAAGGTCTAGTATTACCATATGCTGCCATACCCATCAGTATATATTCTTCATCTAATGGTTTTAGGCCAGCCCGTTTAGTCATTGCTGAGTAAAACAACCCAATACTATCTGGATAATGTCGTCCCCATAGTTTTTTATATTTTGCTATCCCATTCTCATACCATGCATTATAAATGCTTATAGTGTCAAACTCACCTATAGCATCAATTACGACTACGGTAGCATCATTGTAGGGACTTGTTTGAAAGCCTGCAGCCGCATGACTTAAATGATGATTATGAGTATGAACTTTACCACTGTCAGTTATTTTATTCAATAACTCTTTACCTATAAGTTGTTTAGCTGAAATGTGTGCGAATGAGGGTTTTTCTCCGCTATATAGTTGTCGTAAATATTTTATTAACGGACGCTCATAGTAATGAACTTCAATATCACGTGAGGTGGCATATGCTAACGCATCTGTTACTATATCTATACTTAAATGTTTATCGTGTTTATGTTTAGTATAGCGTTCACTATGTCCAGCAAACAATATATTGCCGGTACTATCTATCAGACTTATAGCAGAGTCATGAAAGCCCGCAGATATCCCTAAATAATTCATATCAATATATAAAAGGATCTCGTTTTTTTAATTCTTTTAAACGTTTGCGATATTTTATGTACTCACGTAATTTTCTAAACCAGCCAAATATATTCATCATTTTAATCCATCATAAATATCTATTTAGTAAATCAAAATATCACAGGAACTTAATAGTGGATAACGTAAATTATGAATTTACCCCGGGCAAACCAATACGCACATACGGGGCAAACGGAACATGGAGAGATTGGAGCACTGATGAACTAGTAGGTGCTAAATTAAATTATCTTGAGGGTTGGAAATGCGGTGCCGGAGTTGATAGCTTATTCATTGATATGGATGGGGGTGTATGGACTGCTAGCTGTCGTGTAGGTGGTAAATTGGGTAGCGTTTGGGATGATTTTATTGTCCCTGAAGATTGGATTGATTGTACTAAAAACGTATGCAGTTGTGGTGCTGACTTATTCATACCCAAAACTAGCATCATAGAATTTAAACCGATACTAAGAAAAGGTCAGGGATTACCTGCTCAACCTGAATTACGTAATGATAACTTAACAGAATATGTTGGTATGGAACGTACTCATGCTAGCACACAAAAACAAATATATTGGGAAATAGGTCGTAGATGTAACTATGACTGTAGCTATTGCTGGCCATGGATTCATAATAACACAGATCCTCATAAGTCATTAGAAGAACTAATGAAAGCCACACACTTGATTGAGAAAAAATTCACTAAAGGCGATAGCGTTAACTTCATTATCAGTGGAGGAGAACCCACTGTTAACAAAGATTTCCTAGATTGGTTACGTTACTTAAATGCATGTGGGCATCATGTTAGTTTACATAGCAACGGAAGTCGTTTACCTGACTATTACAAAGAAGTTATACATTACGGTGACTTGAATTTAAGTGTTCATTATGAGTTCTATGACAGAAAAAAGTTTGTTAAAGTAGTTGAAGCTATTGCCAAAGAGAAAGCAGAACATGGAGATTGCGGCCATTTAGAAGTTAAATTTATGATGGCTCCTCACAACCGTGATGAAACATTAAGTTTAGAAACTGAGTTAAAGTCATTGCCGCACTTTAGTGATTATTGTACATGGGCTATTGTTCCTATTCGCGGAGATTTGAATAACAAAACTAGTATGCCAAATACGGGATCAGGTAGTGAAGTAATGGAAGGCTATACTAAAGAAGATTATATATTATTTGGGGATAGAAAATGAAAAAAACTCAAATATTTGATGGGTTCTTAACAAATGATGAGATATTTGAATTAGAAACTAATTTTAGAAAGTATGTGGACATGGACTTGTGGCCTGCACCATATGACGGCAATAAATGTCAAGCATTATATGTGTATCCGGGTCCGACAAATAAAGATTTGGTGTGTGACTTTTTAACAACCAAAATTAACAATCTATTAAAAGAGGAACATTTTTGTGACAGTTGGCATATATTAAATTCATATCTACCATACGGTATACATACAGATGCATATGATGATAGTGACCCGAATGCATATTTGCACAGTAAGAAAGAAGGATTTGAGTTAGGTTACACCTTTCTTATCCCCTTATCAGATTATAATAGTAATACAGTAGTGTTTAATGAACGTGCTGAATATACTAAAAATTGGCATAATTGGAGAGATAAAGAAAACATAACACCTTGTAATTTTATTGAAACAGATACATATAATAGATATTTGACACATGAAAGTCAAGCACAAATTAGTTATTTTTCTATAGATACAATTTATCCATGGAAAAAAGGAAATTTATTAGTGATGCCGCGTGAAGCATTTCATTGTAGCGATAATTTTTTAAAAAATAATATTTTTGAAAAAAGAGCATTAGTTGGATGGTCGTATATAAAAAATGATTAAAAATGTTTTGTGTACTGCTCCAATAGCATCAGTACTAATTGATACACATAAGGGTGTTAGACCATGTTGTTACTTTCAAGGTAAATTTATGGGCAACATAAAAGAACAGTCGTTATCTGAAATCATTAAGAGTGAACGATGGACTGAATTAAAACGTAAAATGTACGATAAAGAATGGCCAAGTGAGTGTTTAGATTGTAAAGCTATTGAAGATTCTAGTGGATTTAGTCTTCGCAAAGCATACACTAATGGTACAATTGATGTTGAAGGTTGGGAAAATAACAATCTAACTTATATTGAATTTAATGGTAGTAATATTTGTAATCTGTCTTGCCTTCATTGCCATGCCGGGTTCAGTAGCAAGTGGGTTATTGACAGTAAAAAAGCAAGAGACTTAGCAGAATCATATTCAGATGATAAAAAAGAAAGAATATATAATTTCCGTTCAATCGTTGAATTTACCGACAATACTAGATATCAAACTACAAGAATGCATTTACCAAATCCTAAACTAGTAGTAGAAAATTTGAAACAGCTTGATTTGTCAAATATTCGTACTATTAGCTTTAAAGGTGGCGAACCTTGTTTAAATTCTGAAACAGTTGCAGTATTAAAATACATGGACGAGCAAGGGTTATTGAAAAATATAAACATTTATATTGTCACTAATGGAACGTATATCACAGACGAAATAATTAACTTATTAAGCAAATGCAAACATGTAGAATTTTTGATATCTGTAGACGGAGTCGGGGAGTTATTTAATTATATTAGATACGGGGACGCTAAATTTGATGATATAGAACCAGTAATTGCTAAGGTTAATGTCCTTAACAATGTCAGTATACGTACTAGTGCTTCGGCCATGAATTATAACGCATTCAGTCTTGTTGAAATACGTGATTGGAGGAATGAATTAGCTAAGAAATATGATAAGATAGTTACTGAAACAGGGTTTCAAAACGTTGTACAACAACCAGCATATCTATCCATGAACACTTTATCTGATAGTACTCGCCAATATTTAATAGAATACTATACAACCCATAACATTAATAAAGAGTTTGATGTTGTTATTAATACATTAAATAGTATATATCTCGGAGATGAGATACATAGACAGTGGGTAGAATACACTGAGCTTATGGAAACTATCAGGAAGAACAATATTTTAAATATTGTTCCAGAATTACAACATGAGATAAAAAGAAATGCTAGATAAAGATACCTGGATTGCTCAAAATTTAATACCAAAAAACACAGATATAGAAAAAATAAGAAAGCCCAGACTTAACGTAAAATCTGTAGATGTTAACACATATACTAGAAAGACTAAATTTACTATATGCGTATTAGGTAGCTGGGCAATTTATATGCCCCCTTATAATATTGCTAGACTGTCTAGTTTGATAAGAGAGGCAGGCTATAAAACATCAGTATATGATTTTAATGTAGATTCGCATTATGCTCTTAAAGATGCAAATTCTGATTTAGCAGACGCCTGGAACGGGGCAAACTATTGGTGGTGGCAAGATCCAGAATATTACATACGCATCCATCCCACATATGAACCAATATTAAGAGAATACCTAGAAACATTATTAGCAACAGACTTGGACATATTAGGCTTTAGCACATACTATACAAATGTATTACCTACTAGGTGGATGATTAAAGAAATCAGGAAAAGACGTCCGGATATTACAATCGTTATGGGAGGACCTGAATGCCATGAACACTATTATAAAAAACCAGATGAGGTAGATTACTATTTCATCGGGGAAAGTGAACAAAACATATTAGATTTTTTAGAGAATTGGGAAAATGGTATCAAACCATTACAACCTGCAATAGGAAGTTTATATAGTGATACACGTATAGACATTGATAGTTTGCCGTATCCTGATTATAGTGATTTTGACCTAACTAAGTATTGGGGGAGGAACAGTATATGCGCTGAGATTAGCAGGGGATGTATTGCTAAATGTAGCTATTGCACTGAAGTATATTACTGGAAATTTAGAGACAGGGGTGCTAATAACGTAGTAGATGAATTAGAATTTCAAGTTAAAAAATATGGTATAAATTTTGTTTCATTTGTTGACAGTTTAATGAATGGTAACTTAAAAGAATTTAGAAATTTCTGTGAAGAATTAAAAAGAAGAAAGCTTGGTTTTACTTGGTGGGGTTATGCTAGAGCAGATGGCAGGATGGATCTAGCCTTTTATCAGGCCATGGCTGATGCAGGGTGTCAGGGCTTTAATTATGGAATTGAGACCGGAAGTGATAAAGTTCTTAAAGCTATTAATAAAAAGAATACAGTAGCAGAAATAAATCAAAACTTAATTGACTCAGAAAAAGTAGGAATGAAGGTTTCTGCTTGTTGGGTTATAGGTGCACCCGGTGAAGATATTGAGGCTTTTACACATAGCTTTAATATGCTTTGGAATCATAGAAGTAGAATCATGGCAGTCAGCCCTGGACCAGGCCTAGGTGATAATATGGGTTCAGCATATGACGATAGAGAAAAATATAACTTAAACCCCAGACATACATCTTGGCTAGGAGGATGGTATACGTTAGATTTAACTAATACAAAATTACATAGATTTATTAGAATTAAATTAATGCATATGTGGTTATATATTTGTAAAGAATACGGTGGTACCTTGACTAATGTACATAAAGTAGGTAATATTACCGATCATTTTACTGTTACTTTTGATAGCGAATATATTAACAATTCAGTTGAATACGAGAACTTTGATTTTAATATTATTAAGTCAGAGCACGGTGAATTTGCTGATAGTGTAATGAATGAGGTATTTGGCTTCTTACGTATGTTATGGAGAGTGCGTGGCGGGTATGAAATTTCAATTAAATTTAATAATTACCTAGATCATAAAGATTTTATTTTTGCTATAGTACCGTCTACTATGAAATATGAAGCAGATATTTGGTTTAAAATTAATGATGAGGGAAATTATGAAGTAAAAAATCACTATAGATTTATAAATAATTTCAAGGATATTATAGACACTAATGGGTTTGAGCATACCTATGAATCTACAGGAGTATGGACTTCTGGTACCAAAGTAAAAGCTAATAAAGTTTTTTATATCAAATCAGAAGATAATGTTTTTACTAACAAATTAACATTAGGAGGGTGCTTCTCATCATTAGGTATACAAGATAGGTTACTATTAAATAATATTGCTAGACGACTCCCTGCTAATAGCATAGCAGTAGATACATCTTCAAATATGGGCGGCAGAGTATCTATACTTAATGATTCACCATCCATAGTAGAAATACATGCTTTTAATGAGTTTAACAATGAAAATATTAAAAAAGAGTTTGGATATATAAGGCCATGGGTAGAACGTCAATTAATAGATATATGCATAGAATCAAACATAAATGAAGCAGACGGTGCAGTGTATCTTCAAACTTTAGAAAGAGCATTAGAAGATGACCCTTCTGGTATATTATTCCATCAACATATTACTGGTCGTACTAATAAATTAATACTACATGATAGTGACTTGGATGTTATAGATAAACCTATAGATTTGTGTATTATATCTAAATTTGATATACAATCATTGACAGCACTGGTGTCTAAATGGAAATCAATTATAAAACAAAATGGTTATATTATTGTTCATCCATATAATGAGAAAGAATCAAAAGATGTATATGATACCTATAATTCAGTACTGGCTGAAGAGTTTGATTTTGTGAGTACTCGGGAATCTATCGGGGTTTTTAAAAAGCTATGATAGCAAATTATTGTTTAATATGTGATTTTTTATGATGTCTACTAACATTTTAGTAGCCTGTAAATTGGGGTGACGATTATCTTTTTTAATATACCATTGCCATTGAAATGTTTTTATCATATATTGTGTCCAAGAATCTGAAGCAATGGAAGCATGCTGGTCATTTTGGGGATCACCAAAAGTTAACCAATTATTACTATCAATAACTGTCGGTAAGAGATTGTTTAATCTTATATGATTTCCAATAACTCCCTTCAAATTTACCTTAAACATATCTTTAATACCTGCATGATTATGGTCATAAAAATCATCAATTGATCCTAAACTTCTGTAAAAGGTATATGAAATATTCTGTGTTTTTAAAAAGCTTTCTAATAATATAACATTTTTAAAATAATTTAGATACCAATCATTGTCTGTATCTTCTACAATGTTTCCTATTATTCGGTTTTTTAACTGATTCCACTTTGGTGAAGTTTTTTCAACATGATTAACATGAATGTTTTCCCAAGTACTACCAGAAATAAACAATAGCTTTCTTTCTCTAACTGTCCACCCAACAATAATATGGTAATTATGTCTATTTTCCTTATGTATGCTTAAAACCTGATTAATGGTAGTCATACATATGTTATCATTAGAATTACCATCTTCGGATAAATCAATGATTTCTGTATTTAATTTATTAGCAAGCATCCCGCGTTGATTAAACATTGGCCTATATGATTTTCTATATTCATCTAATAAAACCCCAAAGTTTGAACTTGAGTTACTAGTAATATTCCATCCATATGCCGGGTCGTTTTTATCCAATCCCTTGTGATTTAAAAATTGTTCCCATACTATTTCGTCCCCGGCAATCCAGCTACAACCATTTAAAATAATTTTTTTCATATAGGTTTAATTTTTATTATTTTTTTATTTATTTCCTGTTCTCTTGCTAACTGTTTAGTATACCAGTTTGCTATCTGTTTATGTACAAAATGATTTAACTTCTCCCAATTACCGTGTGCTACATGGTTTGAATTATTATTTGGTTTAAGTTCTTCTACTAATGGCTCCAAAGTCTGTAACATAACACTTATATCTTTACTTGGTAATTTCCAAATGCTTAAATGCTCAGGATGATGTATGGTATTATACCACAAATGAACTTCATTATCTGTTGTAAATTTTACAAAATTTGGCATCTCCCACCAATTGTTATTCATAGGATTAACCATCACACTTAGTCCACGATTATTGTCATGGCAATATTTTCTAAACGTCTGAAAGTTTTCCATCAAATCATCAAAGTTTCCGTTAATCCGTATTGATTCATAGTTATCTTTATCTAAACTATCAATGCTAATATTCAAATGAATGTTACACTTTGTTAGTATTTCCCTAACTTGCTTATTATATACAGTACCATTAGTAGCTATATTTATACGTAATGATGGGTTTATTTTTGCTACTAACATACAAATATCATATACAATTTTTTGTGCGAAGGGTTCGCCACCGTTAAAACGTAGTTCTTCTAAATGAGGAATAAACTCTTTTAATTGTTCTACAAAGCTATCATCATATACCACTGGCATGGGGGGTAGTTTATCCCTGTTTTTTCTAATACCAGAACTTAATCTACCTTCACACATTACACATTCTAAATTACATTGATTGCTTAATTCTAACTCTAATAAGGTTGGATATTCTTTTACACTAAAGTTATCATATGCCAAAGCCAACGGCCACGTATCTGCTTCTATCTTTTGTTTACATACTCTGCATTCACTATTAAAGATACCTTCTTTAAGATTATTTCTATACTCATTAAACTTTTCCCCAAACCATATGTCTTTAATACTACGATCAGGTCGCCATGTATCTAAGTATCCTACTAATAGCCAGCAAGGTGCAACACGACCTTCAGTAGTAAAGTACATATTGTTATAAGGTGCAACACACGGACTAATTGTGTTTATTTCTCTACTTTGGTCAAACTCTTTACGTTTAACATTATATGAAGCAATCTGTTCTTGTGTAAGTTTATTCATCTTTGTATTCCATAATTAATTTGCCCCATTCTCCAAATGTAGTTTTAAAATCTTGCTGTCTAAATTTATCTAATTCTTCGTTCTTATCAATAAATTCGTTAATTAGTGTATCATTATCTCTAGTTAAATGCAAGAAGTTTTTAACAATATCAAATTCCTTAGCTGTTAAACGGACTGATACTAATTCTTTTAATCTGTCGGGTAGGTTCTTTATGCTATGACTAGGAGGATAGTGCAGTATATTATAATAAGTGAAAATCTCTAATGTATTGGCCCATTCTAAGTAATCTGTTAAATAATATACATTAAATAAACTAACAGTAGGACATAATGTTAACGATAAATTACTGTTAGATTTTCTTAATTCTATAAATTTAGAAATGTTTTCTTGTATAGTATTCCACTCAGTAGGATAACGTTCATACTCTAGGCGAGGGCCTAAATCATCAACAGATATACACATTGTTATTTGTTTAAATTGAAGAATATGGTCTAAGAATTTCTTATTATACAATGTACCATTCGTATTCAACAAGATAGTGATATTCTTTGCCTTGCCTGATTTAATCAACAAATCTAGCACTTTAATATTTTCAGGACTAGCCATTGGTTCACCGCCGGTGATTTCTAAATGAACTAAATCTTCTGCCCACGCATTAATAACTTCTTCATTTGCAGTACCTAATATCTTATTACTAATCCAATAATCGCTACCTTGAACTGTGATATTTAACCGTTCTTGGAATTCTTTTAAAAAGGTTGAACTTGCTTGCGGGCCGCATATTCTACACTTTAGATTACACACATTGTTTAGTTTTAAATCCATTGCACGAGGTCCACTATCGGCTATGGGTTTGAATACCATATTAGTAGTATCTACTTTTTTATCTATTGCCCATTGAACTCTAAAACTAGGAATGCCGGCAGCTTCTTCATCCCAGCAACTTTGACATTCTTTAGGCTTTTTACCATCAAGAAATGATTGTCTTAATGTTTGAAATCGTATATCATTCCATAACACATCTAATCTACCCTCTTTCATATTAGGCAATTGATATTCATTAGAAGGATTAGGTTGTGCAAATTTACAGCACGGGCGTAACGACCCGTTAACATCAGTTGATATGTTAATCCAGGGCAATGCACAGAATGTATTAGGTAAACTCATATATACTCTTTTAGAAAATTATATAATTCAGGAAAGGTATTTTCAAAAGATTCTTTTCTATAAATATCATGTACTTTAGTTGATTCCCAAAATTTACTAAATTCATTAGGATCATATGTTCTATCATTCATATATCGTATTAAATTATCAATATTAGGACTCCAATTTAAAAATCTAATACCAGTAGCATCAATAGATTGAAGTATATTTTCTATAGTAGGTTTAACTAAATCCGGCAAGTTTACTAAACTAAAATGATGCGGGTAGTGTACCATATTGAATACTACAGGCAAGTCAAACTTTTTTAATTCTTCTAGTATTTCTTGTAGATAAAATACATTATATATACCCACTGTAATATACAGTTGAAGTTGTAAATTTACTCCATATTGCGTTTTATATTTTTTAAATAGGGCAATATTGTTTTGAACTTCTTCCCATTTGGCATTTTTACGTTGATATTCAAATCTATCTCCTATATCATCTATACTTAAACTAATAGTAACCTCTTTAAAGTTTTTCCAAATTTTAAAGAATTTTTCTTCACAAATCGTGCCGTTTGTATTGTAGAATAATTCTGTTATATTAGGTCTACCATGTTGATAGATGATATCCAATACTCTATCGTGTTCTTGTTGTAGTAACGGTTCTCCACCATAAAATTCTAAATGATTTATATCTCTTGCCCATTCGGTTAATATTTCAAAATTCTCTATATTTTCAGACAATTTTTCTTTAGAATTACTTGTGTATATTTTTAATGAGTTGGCATCTGATATATTTAAATCTTTATGTTCTTTAATCCACTGACTACTTAAAAACGGAGTACATATTCTACATTTCAAGTTACAAATATTGCTAAGTTTTAAATCTAAATTTTTAGGGCTTTTTCTAGGTATATGCGAGAAAAAGGTAGCTTCTGGATGAGAATGACCACCATTCTCATATAGTTTTCTCATACTAATAATACCTGCTTCTTCTTCATCCCAGCATGCCTTACATCCGCTAGGTTTTTCATTTCTTAAAAATTGACTTCTTAATTCTTGCAACTCAGGTTGATGCCATATCTCAGATATATTCACATCAGGTAGTTTAGGTACATCTTGTTGCCAAGATGCATCTCCTACTTTATATTTACAACAAGGTCTTCCTCTACCATCAGGATCAATATTTAAATGAATAAAAGGATATAAACAAAAATTCTTGGGTACAGCATTTTTTATATCAACATCAGCAGGTGATTTGATGTTCAAATCATAGTGCTGATTTAATACCTCTACTATTATTTTTTTATTCTGAATTGATAACTTATTTGTATTGCCATTATCTGTTAATGTCTCTTTACCTACCAATGATTGAAATATTCTCTTGTCCATCATAGACCCTTACACATATTGTAAAAATCAGCATATTCCGGAAACGTTTCAAGTAAATTCATTTTTCTACGATTATCAAAATCATTAAACCAATTGACAAAATGTTTACGATCCTTTGTTCGGTCCATTGTGTTATTTTTTAAACTTTCACTTAACGGTTTAATAAACTCTACAAATGAATCCCAACGTCCAAAATGATCGGGTACTGCAGGCATTTCAGGAATCTTTGGTTCCATATATTCAATACATTCATCAACATATCTTGCAAAGTCAGGTGTCAAAATGAAGGGGCTTTGCTGACTAGGGAAGTTAACTATGCTTTGTTTAATTGCAACAGGACGACCATATTTATGATATAAACTCTCAGCAAACATCACAAAGTCTTTAAGTGAAGATATACTTAGTGCGTTAATTGCTGGCATAAAACCAAAGTTAAAATTAACATCTTTACGTGATAATAATGTATCTAAGTTAGTTGTAAACTTGTTCCAATCTACCCCATTACGAATATATTCAGCCCTAGTTCCTACACTTTCCATACTGACTAATATTTCAACATTAAATGTTTCTGATAACTTAGGCAAATACTGTAAAAACTTTTCTAAATAATTTTTAGGGGTATTTAAATTAGTTACTATCCACAAACTAGTATCACGTTTAATAGGTGAGTTTTGTTTTGCTTCTATTAACTTATCTACAAATGTGTAAAATTCAGGCATAATCAACGGTTCACCACCGATGATACCTATTCTATTTGAATGTTTAACCCCAACTTCATTAAACCATTCCCAAAATTTCTCATTAAAAATTTCAGGAGCTTTGGGGAATTCTCTATCATATTGTTCTTGTGATATACGTCCCAATTTAATTTCTTCAGTAGCCCATTGTGTACTATAATGATGATTACAATACATACATTTCATATCACATGTATTACCTAAACTAATCTCTAACATATAAGGGGTGTCAGATTTTAATCTAGGATCATTTATATTTTTGATTGTTCCTAAAACAGTTTCTAATCGGTCATCACTATATTGAATCTTTTGTGGTAAGTGATTATTAACCTTCATATGATACCAAAAATGTTTTTCTCCTTGTCGCGGGCCAGGCATTCCACTATCTTCAATTTGCCAACATGTTCTACAGTCTGCATTTTTTATTCCACTAGCCAAATCTAAACGACTTTGTTTCATTTTGGGACTATTAAGAAATGCATCTATTCCGTGTTCTTTTAGTTCTTCTTCAGTTACTTTATTACCGGGGGTTCGGCAACAACTACGGAACTCACCTCTATCCATATTAAAAATAGGATAGTTCCATTTTAAATCACATATAGTGTCTAATGGACTAACTTTGTCTACCGCATTTGTTATTGGTATTGTTTTCATGTTATTAACTTTTTTATAAAATCTTTTACTTTTTCTGGCTCTTTTATTATATCATAAGGATTATTGGGTAATTGCTTTTTAAGGCGAATATTTGAATTAATTGGTCTTTGTAGGTATGTTGTTAAATCTTCTATACAATTCTCATATCTGATAATGTCAGCATCAATTCCATATTCTTCAATAACTTTATGAAATTTTAAAATATCCTTATATAAAAATTCTACATTGGTTAAATTATAGGTAGATAGGTCTATCAGATCCTTATGTATTCCATCATCAGTTGACCATTTGTTAGTAGCCTCAGCAACTATCCAACTTAATAAATGATGTTCTATATTTTCTCTTTCTATAATTACAAATTTAAACCCTAATTGCTTCAACGTATCTAGTATTTCTTGTAAGAATGAAAAAATTTTATTTGTAAAAAATACTTTTAAAACCAATGATTGTTGTTGATTGCTATTTTTTAATAGGGCAAGAACATAATCAATTTGTTGTTGGTGAGAATTAAACTTTGGAAATATTGATGATACATATAAAAAGTTGTTTTTTTGAATTATATTATACTTATGACAATGTGTAAATGGTTCTGCTAAATTTTGCATATTACCTGCAATATTTGAATTAATTATACCTGAAATATACTGACTGCCACATCTGGGTAATCCCAATAGACAATATCTATGTACACTCATAGTTCTTTCGTACTCATTATGTCAAAATTACAATGACACATTGTTTTATTACATACTACTGGCGTTTTAGGTACTTCGAAATTCTCAAAGATATTACCAATCTTTCCGCCAACTCTACACCAACCTCGGTATATGTTACCGCCCAAATCTACAATAATTTGCTCCACACCAGCATAACATTTCCACCCACTCCAATCATTAGTTTTTTGACTAATAAATCTATGTGCGCTTGAAACAACTTCCGTACTATCTTCTTTAATCATCTTCATTGCGCCGCGATAATAATCAAACGACTTGGTATACTTGATATGCTTAACAATCAACTCATGTTGTTTATCAAAAATCTTCTTTTGAAATTCATCATAATCATACAATGTATCACCAAAATCATGTATCAATGGTTGCAATGCCATACTAATATTACCAATACCCTTAACTTTATTAGCTACAGCATAACAAAAGTCAAATTTATCCGGACTCATCATAATGTTTACATGAGTACGTACATCATCATGTAATACTTTTACTACCTGGACAAAATGGTCGGCATCAGCAAACTCGGGATGAAAGCTTAAACATACATGGTCAAAGTATTGTTTGTTATCTTCCCACCAACGTAATGTTCTGCTGCCATTGCTAATCAATCCTACTTTAGCACCCAATTCAGTACAATGCTTACATATCTCTACAAAATGTTTGTATAGCGTTACTTCTCCACCGGTTAATTCAAAGTAAACTTTGCGTGGCGCAACTTGTTCTACTACACGTGTAATGAATTCTTTAACTTTATCTAATTCAGGCCATTTAATGTCGCCTGAATGAAGATTCTCTGGACAATAACTACATTCAAAGTTACACGTATTACCCATACACCAATTAACGACAAACCATTCTTCATGTGTAGGGTTACTGTGTGCTAACTTAATATAATTGTGTTCCATTACCATCCTTCTATTTTTCTAATAACATCCATCTCTTTTACTAGCGGCCCGAGATTATATTTATCGGCACTATAATGACGTTTGAAGAACTTGCTTTGTCCTCCATCAAAATTATGCATTGGTAGTCCCAATTTGTTATTCAATGCGGCTCCGAGCAACGCTGATTCACGATCAGGATCTCTATGTGAATGTTCTTCCCATAATACTGTATAGTTATCAAACCATTGAACGTTAGCAGGATCCCATTCAGTAAGCATAGTCATATATGTACCGAGACGTGCTCCATAGATAGCCCACTCCCCGTTTTCTACATCACGTCCTATATTATGCCAAATGGTTAAATTGTTTAAGTTGCGGCTTGCAACTGTTTCTTTTAATGCATCTACTGTGGGTTTTGCTCCACGGTCAAGAACCATTTTTACTCCTTCTCTGAATCCAGCTCGCCACGCTTGAAACGGAGTATGATTAGGATAAGTAGTAGAGTAGCAATCATACATTGTCCAGTATAAGTTATCTTTGCTGTCTAAACAAAAGTCAGCTATCCGTGAAACATCACCTTCAGTCTGATGCTCATGTGTTTTCATTTCACGCACATAAGTTTTTGTCCAAGAACTCATTCCGCCATTACCATAGCGTAGTCCATTAATGTTGTTAATCGCTTTCCAACGATATTGCGCTATCTTATAGTTAGGATCTTTGTCTGTGAAATCTAATTGTAAGTTGAAGAAACTTTCTTCTGGCATATTATCGCCGTCAATTAGGATGAAACGTTCAGTGTCACTTGCTTCACCTGCGGCTTTGTGTGCGGCATCACTGCCTTTAACACTATCGACACGTTTTGCCCAGGGCACCATGTTCTTAATCTTTAACCAAAATTCTTCTTTTTGTGGCTCATCATAGCTGAGATAGACACAATCTAAATCAGCTACATCAATAATATCTTCAGAGTTCATATGTTTTTAATTTCCATTTAATTATGTTATCATAAGAACTATCTACTACAATACTTAAATCTTCACTGGCACAAGTTGTACCCTCACCATCATTCACTAATTTAGATACGATTGATCCGGCAATTTGCCCTGCTACTTTACCGTCTACTACTTTAATATCAGGCCGTCCTTGAGCAAATGTGCTAGCATCTATAACGACATAATTACCCTCAGGCTTTTCACATGTATAAAATAATACATTACCTCGCTCATCATAATATAATCTGAACTCGGGTTTAATGATGGGAGGTGCTTCCCAAATTACAAATTCTTCCATTAATAACTTTCTAATATTTTATCACTAAACGACTTAATATGATAGTGGAACGGGTACAATTGTGGATAAGTATTCACTCTAATAGTTTCCGGTAATATTTCATACACTAGTGTTTTAGTCCAATCTTCACTAGGGATACCATTAACATATTGTTTCATATGAATCATACCCATCTCATTAAAGTTTGGTAAAGTAGTCTTTTCTACTCCCACAATGTGACAAGCTATTGCATATACCCAATCAGTTGATACTTCTTCATTTGGATTACATTTCAGTATAGCTTTATACTCTTGCCAATTCTCAAAAATATCTTTTACTACTGTATAAAATAACTTAGCTGTTTCTGATTTTTTAAAGTATGTTATGCTATTATAAGTATCCGGTAACATATTCTCATCAATAAACTTTCTATATACTCTACAGTCAGACAGTTCACCTTTAAAGTTTCTAATAGTAGTTGATACTACTACATCATTAACATTTAATATGTCCCACCAATGTTCAATATTACGTGGAATAATCATATCTGCTTCTAGTTTGATTGTTTCATCGTATGGGCTTGCTTCATATACTTGCCAATCATTTGTATAACCACCTGTATCACCATGTGGTAACATATCACTAGTTATGATGGTTACATTAGCATTGGGCATTGCCTTTTTGATACTTAACTCTAATGCTTTAGCACATTTAGTATAACTGACTTTTTTAGTATCCTGTGCCATAATTACAAAACCTCTAGTCATGCTATTAGCTCCATAAAGTTTTCTTTATTCATAACATGAAAATCCATATCTTTAATTGTTATATATTCTTTGCGTATTTTGCCACGTTGCCAATTGTCATACATAACAGTATATTCTGTATTGAACTCATTCTCGGCGTCTCTATATATTGTTGTGTTTTTACCAACATGTACTAAGTTCCATGGTATTATATCACGTGGACTATCACTATGTCCATTTGCTATACGCAAGGCAAGTGTTAATCCATAATCATTACGATATACTCCACCAACAAAACTATGAATATCACAATAATGGTCATAGTTCTTTTGTACCATTTCTAAACATTCAAATATTTGTTTGGACCGATTAGATTTTTTAAATGTAACTACTGTAGCCCATAATGTTTTAAAACTATATGAACTTAGTACCTCTTGCGCCACACCCGGTTGCATTAAGTAACTAGTAGTATCATGGCAACAAAAGTCATCATATAAATTAAACGTTCTTAACAGTTTATCTGAGTTAACCATATAATCTGTGTCTAGCAGAATAGTTTCATCATATGGGCTAAAAGCATATGCTTGATAGCGTCCCTTATTGATCCAAATACTATGTTCACGTATGTTATTTTTATCAGCATTAGTGACTATAACTTTGTCAAAAGTATATGATTGTATTGATGGTAATGATTCTTCATCTGTAACTAGAGTTACTGGAAGATTTAAAAAATGATTAATGCGTTTAGCAGTAGCAACTGCCATGTCATAGTAATTGAACTTGGGGGAATTAAACGCAAATAATATTGCACCTTTGCTCATCGTACAGTCTCAACTTCTTTCCATTCTTTATACCATTCAAGCATAACTTTACTGTATGTATCTTTTAACACAGCTAGTAATTGGTCACGGTTAACTTGCACTGGGTTATTGAAGTTGTCGATTAGTATTACAAAGTTATCATCTAACGCATTTAAAAATGCGATAAGTTCTGGGCTAGCTTTCCATAGTCCGCCCTGTTCGGCAATAATAAATTTGCCATCGTATTTGTCTTTTAGTTGCGCTTTTGCGCTATTATGATTGAAGCGGGCCTTAGCCTCGCTAATTAAAAGTTTGGTATCCATTAAACACTCCTAGAAGTATTTAGATGAATGATGTGCTATTGAAAAAAATTAAGTGCCTGTTACTGTACCACCGACAGTTGGTGTTCCCCAAGTGTTAGCAATATATGTAGTTTCGGGTGGACGTATTGTTACCGTTGTAGCAGATCCGGTCGACACGGTTAACCCGTTTGGAATTTCATCCCAAACTGTGTATATAGTAACAATACTACCTGTATCACCATTACTACCCTGAGTACCATTTGTTTTAACAAAAATATTAATGTTTGTAGATAGGTATCCGACAGGTCCTGTACTAGCAGTTTGATAAAACACATTTGCGTTAGCGGTTGTCCAATTATAATAACCACTGTTAGTTGATATAGTAGGAGTAGAACCTCCCCCTCCTACTTTAGTAACACCGTTATAAGAAGTACCTGCAATACTAGCAGCACCTGTTATCGGTGAACTTAATACAACTGTACCAACATTACTTGCTAGATTATTCAATAACAAATTAATACCAGTACCAACTGGATGAGCGCACGTGATAGCTAATTGTCCACCTGAATTAAAGAAATAGCGGGCGGCATCACCGTTAGCAAAACTAACCGTATGAGTAAATGTTATTGCATTTAACCACGTAGAAGCGTATGTTGCAGTATTTGAACTGGTTGCACTTTGTGACACTGCATTTCGTCTGTTTGTATAAATTGTTTGTAAATTTGTAACAACATTTGCATTATATGTAATTGTATTTCCGGCCGACGGTGCTGTTACACTAGTAATACTTGAGCTTTGATGAGCGGCTGAGTTTGATGTTTTAGTAATTAAATTAGCCCATTTTGTAGCGGTTACTGTATCTCCTACTGCTACATTTGCTTCAGCAGTTTGTCCATATCCTGCACCCGAACTGCCAGTAGCCCATACTGTATTTAATACATTAGCTGTTCCGCCAGGATTAGCACCTACTAAAGCGTTATAATCATCGGCTTGAATTGTTCCAAATTGTGCGTAACTCATCTTTTATCCTTTAATTGAAACAAATGCTTCTACTGTACCAACACCATCAGTAGTTTTATTAGCTAAAGCACGACCAATTACATTGAATGATGTTGCTTCTCCCGGTGTTGCTGACCGAGCAATGCCGTTGCCTGCGCTTACCAGTCTATCACCTTTACAAACTTTACCAGTGACTTTAACATGTATTCGACCACCCACAGCAACTGCGGGGTGAGTATCATCATTACCTGCTCCGGCGTTCATCAGATAGGCCGCAGTATTTGATACAACACCAAATACATCTTCACTTAATTCATGTACCACTGCTGTAATTTCTGCGTCACCACCTAATTCTACTACAGTACCAGCATCATATGGACTATCTGATTCAAAGCGTTCTGCCAAGTCAGCATATGTTGCATTTAACCTTGCGCCTGAACCCAATGTCCAAACACCAAAAATTGTTCCACCGCCTGCAATATTACTTGTAGTAATTTTAGTAGGGGCAATATTACCTGTAAATTGTGCTACTGAATTTGAACCAGTCAAATAGTCAAACACGTTAGCATTATTATATGTACCTGATGGATTGAATGGATCACCATTAGCGTAATAGTAACCGTTTGCTTTAATACCGTTAAGAGCATTAATAACACCACCGGTAACTATGAAGGCATTTGAAGTGCCACCGGAACCTCCTGTAAGAGTCCAAGTACCAACCATAGATCCAGTTGTTCCTGCTGCACCTGTTGTTATATTTGATGTGTTTAATGTAATAATATTACCAGTTGTGACATTAGCTGTTGTGATGGAAGCTGTAGCACTAACGGATAACAATCTAGTAAATATTGAGTCAGCATTTGAGATGTTTAACGCTTGAATATTATTTGCTTGTAAATTGCCAGTAACGGTAACTGAACCAAATGTAGTTGTGCCTGCACCGCCCGACTGTGCTAGGGTAATCCAAGAACTTGCTGTAACTGTTCCATCAGCAGGGCATACGCACAATGTACTAGCATTTGTATTATACCATAATTGACCACGTAGTGGATTTGCAGGAGGAGTTGAATCTGCAAAGTTTTCCATTGCATGAACAAAGTTGGTATCAAGTGATTGACCGTAACCAGCATAATTTCTGCCCGGTAAACCCAATGATGTACTAGTTGTGTTTATAGTACCGTCGGCAATGGTCGTTAGTACTGTACCATCACTTTTTACAATCGTATATGCCATATTAAATTATCCCGATATTCTGTTATTTATCTTAAATTGTCACTAGATTTGTCAAACTTTGAATTCTGACTGTGTAATCTATTTGAATTTGTCTATTCAAACTCTTTTGTACTGGGTGAAAAATCACATGAGTTAATAATCTTGTGATAACATTTCCATCATTATCTGTTCCGTAATTTGCTAATAAGCCCAATTCATCAAATACATAAGCTGAATCTGTTTGAGTACTATTGTCAAACGCATTTTGTCCTGCAGGCTCACCGTAATCTAACAAACATTGTACTAAAATATCAGTGTAAACACGACCAGTAGTATGTGAAACTGTCATTTTATTACGTGTAGGATCTAAGTTAAAAACACTAGTGTCATCTACAATTTTAGCGTAAGTTTGATTATATAGGGCTGCATTTTGACCAGTTGTATTTGGGGGTAGATATGTGATTACACCTGTTTCATCTACGCTTGCACCACCGTTCCCAAATGCCATCTGATAAATTTCACCGTAACCACGACTGCTTAATGTATCAGCAATGGCCTCACTCATGTTTTCGTAGTTAATAGCATTATGCTTATCTACTAAAACTTCTCCGCTATTAGGGTCATAAATCTTTAAAAACCCCTCTACTTTATATGATAGTGTTATTACTGACATTAGTTATCGCCTCTTGTTTGAACCAAAACTTCTTTGGTGTTTGGATCAGTTATTTTTAAATGAGATGAGAAGTAAAACCCACCGTGTTCGTCGGGTTTAGGCCCATATTCCTGTACAGGTTTAGCTTTATCTTCTTGTTTATTATCACTCATATATTTATTTATCATTTAAGACACCCCCAGATTTAAGAAATATGCCGCATTTGTTTCGCTAATCTGTAACGGGTCTCCATCAGTTACATTGTAAATATTGCTATTCCAAGTCAAATTGTAATTTACGCTAGGTAATAAATTATTGGACAATATTCCAAATACTTCAGAATATTTTGGTATATAGTCTAATATTCCTGTACCATTTGACCCACGCTGTAGCCCAGTTATTGAGTTATTGTCTAGGTCTACTGCGGTAAATCTAATTTGTTCGCCGTTAATGTATATTAAATTGCCTTCAATTGTAGTTATGACTAAACTATTTCCCGCAACAACACCGCTAGTTAACTGTAAAATTGGAGCTAAATCAATAATTACTATGGAATAATTGCTAGATGCGACATAACTACTTGTGGTAGTATTGTACACTATTAGCTGAGAAATAGTATTTTTATCAGCATCTAATCCTATACTTATAATACCATCTACTGCTGCCGGAGCGACAACATTTTGTACTAAGGTATCTGTAATTCTAGTCACATCAGATACATATATTGTCTCATCAGTGTAGTATAATGGATTAACTAACCAAGTTCTAGTATCAGTATTGGCTCTATATACAGTTCCGGCACCGTTCTTATTAACATTCTGTAAATATACCAATTGATTTGGTGTAGCACTAGATATCATACTAGTAATAGTAATTTTATCACCTGACACTATTGATACCAAAATACTTAAATTATTATTAGCATTCAAATATAGTGATGATGACGGTACACGATATCCGTTAACAGTGACCCATAATCTATCAACATTACTTTGTTCCCACACACTATCAACTATAAATGTTTCATCTACCCACATATAACCACCTGATGTATATGAAGATATACTTGTTACTGGATCATTAACGCCACTTATACCAGACAAGTACGGTGTATTATACAAATCAACTTCTGTATCATTAATAACATGTACATAATAAGTATTGTTGTTTAATTGTACTGAGCCCAAAGTACCATCTATTCTAATTAATTGATCACTTGCTGTCGGTGAAGCTAATCCATGCGGGCTGCCAGTAGTGACACGCACTGCAGGTTGTCCACCTACATATGTTATCATATTACCACTACCACTACCTGGATTAAATGTAGAACCACCTAAGGTTTGTGAGATGGTGAACGTACCATCATACGGTAGTGTAACAGATTTAACATAGTAAACAGTACCATTAGTTAGTACATTGCCTACTGAAATACCCTTAAATATAATTGTTTGATCTACAATGAATCCACTAGTATCAGGACATGTTAATAAATTACCAGTGCTAGACACTACAGTTACGTTTGTAGTTACAATAGGAGATGTAATTTCATTATTAATATTAATAATATTTGAAACTGTAGCTCCGGTTATATCATACTGTGTATTAAAATCTTGACGTTCTGTTAGATTATAGCTTGTAACTGCAACAACATCGTTTACTGTTGCTCCGGTAGTCAATGTTAATACGTTAGTTGATGAATTAATAGTATAGTCCGTAGTTAATGGGTTTGTTGTAAATGTTAAACGTACGCCATTTATTTCTACTATAGCATTAGTTGGATTATCTCCACCTACATAATTTGTTAAATTAAAGTTAGTTTGTCCCGCTGTTGCAATAAAAGTTTTAAGTTCGGGAATAGTATAACCATATTGATCCGGATAAGTTTCACCAAACACAGTATAAGTTAGATAATCGGTTGTGTCAACATATTGTGCCGCAAATATTATTTTTGCTGAAATTCCATTATTTGCTATGCCAAATGCATAGTCATTAGTAATTCCAATTGCACCACCAGCATCATCAGTCAATGCTAATACAGGACCTCCCAATGTGTCAGAAATAGTAAATTCATTAGCATCAATAATTGATTCAATATAATATACTGTTTGTGGAGATATCACACTACCAAACATAGTATCACTAAAGACAATTGGTTCACCTACTTCCATACCATCAGTAGTATTACATGTAATAGAATTAGTTGAACTGGATGTTTGTGTAATTCTATTAGTATGTCCTAATATAAGTTTAGTACCATTGTGATAGACTATTGGATCTGTCCAAGGGGCACCACTTCCAGTTTGTATTACAATATCCATTGAACCTGTATCACTAGTTAATACAAATGTAGGACCTGCTACTCCGCCTGGATTAGTTTCTGATATTGTAATTTTATTTGTTACATTACTTACTGTTTTAACATAATAATGAGTATCTGCTACTATACCACCAAATACATCTCCATAAAATGTGATTTGATCGTTTATCGTAAAGTATCTTACATCGTCACATAATATAGAATTTTCTGTACTATCTGTCTCCGATGCAATCACATTAACCGGTGATGTTCCGGGTATAATAACTCCTGATCCAGAGGTGCGAGTTGCGCTATAGTTACAGTTTAGATTTATTTCATTAAATCCAGTGTCTTCGTTGAGCCTAATTGGATCAGTTTGACTATTAGATTTTTCTAATTGATCACCGTTACCAACTTCATATACTTCTATCATTATCAAATCACCTGCAGGCAATGAACTTGATAACGTAATTGTTTTTATTATCCAATCTATTGTAAATGAATCATTATCATATAATCGTGTGGCTAAACCAGTTGTGCCATCAATTTGGAATACTGATAACTGTGCCGGTATCAAAACTAATCTATCAAAACTAAAGATTACTTGACCACTAAGTGGAGTTATAGTGGTAGCTACAACATTATATCCAACATGTTGATAAGTTGCTACAGGCCAATCTGTTCCCGGACGAGTTGTGACTATCATTGTTAGATTATCAGATACTACTCCCGGTACTAATTCTTCAGGACCATAGCCTGAAGTAAATGCATCTCCTTGAACGTCATATATAGTAGGATCAGTAATAAATATGTTACTAATTGTCCAATCAGTTCCATTTGTACTATTAAGTATAACATTGTTATTGCCTGTTGCAATAAATTCACTTAAATCATTATTCCATATAACGCTATTTAAGTTTTCAGTAGTACCTGATATTTCTACGGACCATGTACTACCATCAGATGTTACAATACGTCCTCCTTCTCCAACAATAACAAATAATCCTAGACTATCAGAATAAGTAATATCTCTTAAGTTATCAGTACCGGTACTAATATCATTCCAGTTACTACCGTTAATACTTGTAAAGATTGCTCCATTATTTCCAACAACTACAATAGTGTTATTACCACTAGATACACCATATAGATTTTCATATGATGCCGAAGGTGTTATATTTGTCCATGTTATTCCGTCTAAGCTTTTTAATATAACACTTTTGGTTATTGTAGGGATAACACTATAATCAGGGCCAACTCCTACAGCAACAAAGCCATCAAAATTATTAATAGATATTGCCGATACTCCATATAAAATCATATCAGCGACTCGATATGTTTCTAACCATGTATAAGCGTCAAGACTAGATACAATATTATCACCAACTGCAACATACGTGCCATTAAAATAAGTAACACTATTCAAACTTGTATTACCTATTGAAACTGTTCCATTTTCTAATCCTGTAGTAGTCCAAACAATTCCGTCAGAACTTACTACTATAGGAGTTGCATTATTTTGTGAACTTATAACATATTTTGTATCAGCATATACAATATCAGATAAACCAATTGGTTGACTTGTTAATTTATTAGACAGCCATGTAGTGCCATTTGTACTATTAGTAATATCTGAATATGTTGGTGTATTAGAAGGTGCAAAATATTTAATACCGTCCCAGACAATAGAAGTAACATCTACTTCAGTCGGACTAAACAATTGATCCTGTAAGATAGTATCTAATGTGTATTCCTCTGATGGAGGGAATGCATTATCTTTATATGTACTATTTGGATAAATAATGCCATCAACTAATTGTGTCAAATCTACACCAGGCATATTAATAGTTGGTTGATAGTAACCCATAATTCTATCTAGGGCATTTAATTTTCTACTATCACTACGCAACTCTTCCCATTTACCAAATATAAACTCTGTGTCGTTATTACTAATAATACATTGATAAACTCTATTATTGTACTTGACAATACTTTGATTAAAGTAGAATGGTTCTGGTAATAATGCATAATCACCTGCAGTAAACGGGAAATTAATTCCACTTACTGGGATTTGTAACAATGAATCACTATATACTTCACATTCTGTTGTTGATATTACTTTTAAGTAATATTGTTCAACTATTTCAGGAGGAGTGCCTGAATTGATTAATGATGTTACTTGACCATTTGATCCAATAGTATTAACTGTCATTACTAAGTTATTTGCAGGAGTTGCACCATTTAAATTAGCACCTAATACTGTAAATGTATTATTGATGGCGTAACCTCCGCCCCCACTAATAATAACAACGCTATATCCACCTAATACCCAATTTACATTAACTGTTAGACTTGATGTTGGATATTGTGTTAATGTTGTAGTTGATGAGGCATTTGATAATGGGAGAACCCCTCCACCTAAAGTGGCTGATACTTTAATATAAGATGAACCAGTTGCAGTCATTGACCCGGTACCTGCAGATAGAGCAAGTTCTGCACCACCAGATGAGTCTGAAATAGTAAAATCAGTTCCATTAATATCTAATGTTTTGACAAAATATAACGTATTTTCAATAGTTCCACCTAAGGTAGATCCAGTGAAAGTTATCGGCATATTAACATAGAATCCAGCTGTACCAGTACCAGTAGAAATTAATACATTTGCTGACGTAGTTTCAATTACTTCAGTAGTTACTGTACCGGTGTTGACTACCCAATAAGTTGTTCCTGTACTTAATCCACCATATGACGCGGACAATCTAATTGGCATATTTACATAAATGTTTGTAATACCACCAGTTTCAGATTCTAGTGCAAGATAATCGCCGTCTGCTAATGCATTTTTAATAGTGCGAGTAATTAAATTACCTTGAGTATATGCAGGATTAGTTACAGTAGAAGTTGAAGTTGGATAGAATGTAAACTGTTGACCAGTAACTTGACCAGGACTTACTGGCAATCCAACATTACATGTCATTGTACCTGTAGCGGTAGTTAATTGTACTATATCTTTTTGATCTGTTCCTGTACATCCTGTACCTGTACCTGCTGCCTGATCAGCTAAGCCAAATGTTCCACCATTTTGTACACTAGAAATTTGGAAATTAGTATCATTAATTATAGCACTTACATAATAAATAGTACCATCTACTATATTACCAAACGTTGCTACAGCAGATCCACTGACACTCATGGTATTAAATATAATAGGATCATTAAATGATAGTCCGGTTGTATCGTCACATGTTATGTAGTCTGTGCTGGCTGCAGTACTATACACGCTAACCATTACTGGATCTTCTGCTGTAGACATAGTAAATCTTTGATTGTCTATTACAGTAGTAACATAATATCTTTCATTTTCAATAACACCACCAAATACATTGCCTACAAAGAATAACGGTAAATTTGTATAGAACCCGTTAGTTCCTCCTAAACCACTGCCAGTTAACGGTACTGTTATTGCATTAGTTGTACTTGTAGTTGCTGTAGCAGTTAATATTCCTGGATAGAATATAGTAACTACTGCTGTATTAGTTACTTCACCTACGTAGGCAGTTAATCCGGCTGCGCCTAAAGATGTTCCAACCATTGAGACAACTGTACCTGGCACACCACCTGATATACTAGCAGATATAGTAAACTTGTCTCCGTCGACTAATGATTTAATATAGTATGTAGTTTCTACTGTTATGTTACCGGTAACCGCTCCTATAAATTGAATTGGCATGCCAATATAAAAACCTATTGTTGGGTTAGTTATTGTATCACTATTGATTAGTGATGCACCACCATCAGAGGCAGTTATTGTTATTGTGTTAGTACCAGAATTAATAGCCGATACTAGTCTTGTACGTGAACTCCAATCGATTACCTCAACATTTGTAACGTTTTCAATCTCAAAAACTGCGCCTGCGGCACTGGACAAGATAGTATCAATGTCCGGTGCAGTAGACTGTAATCCAATACTTGAACTAGAAATTCTTTCTGAATTATTATACAATCCAGCATAGAAACTTCCATAAAATGCTCCACCTTCCCATTCAGTTAATTCTGAATTGTAAGTTGTTCTATCAAATCGCAATGTGATTTGATTTTCTCGTATTGGTAAAGAAGTTGATACACAACTTGCTCTAGCACTAACGTTTAATGCATTATTAATACCTGAGCCAGTATCAAACAATACTACACGGTCACTATCGTTAATTGCATCTCTGTAGGTAGTGTATAAAGCAATAACAAATGTTGGGGTAGATTCTAGAACATTTACATAGTAATATTGGTCAACATCTAAACCACCTACAGCAGTTGTATTTGTGCCTATAGTATATTTTATCAAGTCTCCTGTTTGTAGCAACGGTGAGGGCAATGATATTGTATTTGATAATAAATTAACATCATCCGAAGTGAATGAGACTGACACAGATGGATCAATTATAATTTGAGGTAATACTGCATATCCATCACCTGGATCAATTACATCTACACGTAATATTGCATCTAAGTTCATTACTACTTGCAATACTGCCGCACGTCTTGGTGCTGGATATATAGTAGTATCAATATATGCAACTACTCTAGGAGGTTCGGTATAACCACGACCGCTGTTTAATACTAATATAGCAGGTAAATTTATTGTAATTATTTCACCCGGTATATGTGCCGTTATTGGTGTACCGTCAACACCGCGTGTTAGCCCACTTAGGGTGTTAGTTGAACGGTCAACATTAGAATATCCTATCAATTCATCTCCAATTAATATTGTGCCATTAATTGGGAATCCATATGCATTATCTACAGCCATAGCCGGAGAATTTAATGAAACATATGATGCTAATACAGTTATTTGATAATTATCAACTCCGGTAATACCTAAACCATAATTATTAAACCACTCAGAATACGGGGCAGTTTGCCATATAGGATCTGTTGGTAAATATTGGTTAGTTTCACTTGGATTACTATATACTAATTCAGGAGTAATAAACTGTTGAACTCCAGTATTATATTGTGCGGGTAAATCAAAATCAGTTATAGTTCCTGCATATAAATCAGAACCTGTATACTTAAATAAGAACTCTTTAATAACCACGTGGTATGGTTTAACTTCATTGATATACCCAGCTAAGAAATCTTGATTATCTGATTGGAATACTTCTAACGGTAATAATTCACGTATGGTATGTCCAACATCAATAAATGATGTTTTATTTAACCACGGTAAATAATTCTGTGATTCAATTGATTCACTTTGGATGAATTCAAATAATAGAATTAAACTTTTATTTCTATAAATCAATAACTCATTAGTATAAATTTCTTCATTCAATGCTCTAACTATACTTCGTGTTTCTTGTGATGGATATGTATCATACGGAGTAGTGTCAAAGAAATTATCCCCAAAGCCTAATCTGGCTGTAGCATAATCCCATAGATTACTACTAAACTCAATAGTACCGTCTTGTAAACCAATACGTTCCCATGTATTCAAATTAGTATATACATATGTTTCTGATTTTCCATCTCCGTTTGCTGCAACAGTAACAATTAAACCAGCAGTCGCACCTATTGTTGCTAAGTCGGCATATATAGCTACCTGTAATGCTGATTTAGTATTATCATCATACCCTGTTGCCCACCAATTAATATAATACCAATAATCGGTAGTACTATAGAATGGTAATACACTACCATTCCAATTAGGATTATCCACTGTTGATGGGTTTGTTGTACCCTCAGTATATAAGAATAATGACCTGCGTGTTTCACTTATAGGATACTGTGCTAATATTTCATTAGCATATGTTAAATAATTTTTCAATGCAAGTAATCTACTGACAAAGAAACTTTGTCTTGGTCTTGCATATATACCATATTGCACTGGTTTAGGTAAAAATGGATCAGGTACTACTGCCCCGGATTCATCTACGCCGCATAAACTATCTAACATTCTATCATATAATGATTCTGGAACATCAGATCCATTAGTAGTAGGTAATCCGGGTAAGAAATCATCAGCATAATTAGTACGAATTAAATTGTGCAAACTATGTGATACATCATCGTTTGTTCCAGTAGAATAACCAATATGTAATACTGTATCGTTAGCATTAATATTATCTCCACAATTGTATAAAGCAAATATATCTTGTTCCAAAGGAGCAAAATAACTAATACCAGAATTAATCGGTGATGCAATATATGATTGAATAATACTATCTGCTAATGTTTTACCACGTTTAGTGAATATAATATTAGTATTTCTTACCCAATAGAAGTATATGGGAGTTAATATACCAGTTGCATTTAAGGTATATTCAATTGCATAATTACCAATATTATATGGTGTCCCTGGACCCGCATATGATATTGGAGGTACGTTACTTGTTATCCAACTATAAACAGTTACATCACTACCCGGGAATATTTGTCCCCACCATTTGCTATTATATACAATACTATTTTGATGATAGTTTACAAATCGGGTCGTACTCGTATTAAACCATATTTGTCCAACTTGAGCGGATCCCCATACCATTGAACCGTTAGTATTTTCAGGACTATTATATCCAGCTGGATCAACATTAGATACTACATCAATATTTTGTCTTACTGATCCTAATATTTTACCCTGTAATGGGTCGATATAATCCAAATTGTCTAATGTAGCATTAGTAATTGCGCTATACAATTGTATGTTTTGAATTCTATTGATATCAACTACCGGACTTGAACTTCTATATACACTCCAATCAGGTGTTCCTGTAGAATTAAAATATGTTACAATTTGTCCTGCAACAGAATCTGGTTTAAAGTTTGGAGTACCAATAACTACACGTGATGCGCTAAAATCTATAGAATGACCATACATTGGTTGACTACCAAATGTTTCATTAATATCATTTGTACTTTGTGCATATACAAAATTACCGCAATTTGCCAATGATTCATTGTATACTGATAAGTAATCAAACATATACACCGCACCTGCATTTTGATAAGTGTCTACCCATTGTGTAGCATTGTTATCAAATAATGTATCATTATCATAATCTTCATCATCTGTGGAATCAAAAGTAGTTGCTTCATAACGTGTAGCTGTTGGCGCACTTACGACAAACGAATTAAATTCATTAAACTTAACTACATTACCAAATTGAGTTGTACCTTGTACATGAGGATCATTGATCACCTGTGTTAGTGTATATGTGGTAATTCCCAATTCTGCCCATGTATCTGAATCTAATACTGTAACATTAAGTTTATTATTGGGTGATGCTAACGAATTATCTAACAAACTAATAATTAACTTACCATCAACTGCGGTAGCTTGTACATTAGTAATATTTGCCTGATTAATTGCAGTAGCAACTACTGTTGCATTACCTGCAGTCAATGTTACCATGTAACCATTAACTAAAATTGTTCTAGTAGTTGTGATGTTAGTATCAGTAGTACCAATAATTATACCGTACTTTCCGCCACCGTTTGTATAACGATATACAGCACCTTCTTGATTTGTACTGTTTAATTCAAACGGTGCACCAATTAATATTTCTGTAGCATAAGTGTTTGTATCTACACTTTTACCAAATTGTACACCAATTCTAGGTGTGCTCTCCGCTATGATACGCTGGCACGATGCAAGTTTACTACCACTCACCGTAATAATATCCCCGGCTGTCAAACTCTGAATAACATTGAATGTTGAATCTACATAGAAATAATTTGAGTCAGCAATCAAAGTTCCGTTAACTGATACAAATAACGGAACATCTTGTGGTACTGCGGTCATTGAACCACTACCGTTGTTTAGTTGTAATACAGGGCCATTACGAGTAGTAGATACAGAGAAATGGTAAAGGTCAGGTGCGCTTAATATATAGTAAACGGTGTTCGTTGCTACTCCGCCAAATACAGTCCCTGTAAATACGACTGGATCACCTAACACAAAATCGCTGCCGGATGAAGTAAAGAGGTCTGTAGTAGAATCACTGCTAGTAATATCATAAAATACTGGGTTTGCGACTGATGGTTCCCATGCTAAGGTAAACTGTTGGAGTACTAAAGGTATACTTGTATATTGTACTTCAAAATTTTGTACAGCTCTGTTATACACATCTGCCAATCCAAAATTAGTAATAGTGCTACCAAAGTTAGGATACGAATAATTAGGAGATGCAAGTACTACCTTATCACCATAGTAATTAGTTGCAATTGACATTTCAAATGCATTATTATTAGTTAATCCTAAAGAGGAGCCACTATTAGTGAGTACATACGTTTCGGTAACTGGCGAAAATTGATACATAAGCATGTTGCCGGTGTATAATGTAGGAATAATAGTTGTATGAATGTTTGATACATATAACCAATTACCGTCTCCAGAAAATGCCATTGAACTACCAAAATTTATAATATCAGCAGGTGCAGTAATAGTTTGTAATAGTTGCAATTCATCAACTGTTGTATTGACAACCAAACGATATACTTTAATTTTTCTATCAGATAATGTAGCCCCGGTGGGCTGTGAAATTGCAAATATATCATTAGCATATGCAATAGTTGTACCAAATGATGTACTACCGGTTAGAGTTTGCATTAAATCATATCTATCAAACAACACATTATATGAATACCGATACGCTACACCAGCATCTGCATCACCTATCAAGTATCCCAATGTGTTGGTATATGCGACAGCACTTCCAAATGTTTCTGAACCGTCTTTAACTAATTCTGAATCATATGCATAGTTTATACTCTTACGATAGACTGCCCAATCACCATCATTATTAGTATCTACCCAAACTTTAGTTTTAACAAATTCAGTATTCAATAAAGGCAAATCAATGATATCGCTAGGATTAGCCACACGTTGTGATTGGAATCTAAATCCAATACCTTGGCCAGTTATAGTAGTAATTGACGGAGCTAATGTTACATTAACTAATACACTATTTAGGTCAATTACAGTATTAACTATATAGTAACCATTCAAACTGTCGTTAAAGTTTACAATTGCAAATGGTTTATATTTTGTCAATCCATGTGGATTATTAAATGTTATTGTTGCTGTACCATTTAGATTGTTTTTTGCAAATACTACAGCACCCAAACTTACTGGTGTCATAACTTGCCAAGTACCTTGATAATCAGCTAGCCAAACATATTGTCCTACATATAATTCTGATAGTGGTGTTAATATACCTCGAGGTGATGTACTGTTTGCTAAATTATAATAATAATATGCCGCAATACGCATATCATTAAAGTTAGCATAGCCTGCAGTTGGGAATAATGTTGACGGTGTATCTGTTGGTAATAACGGCAATACATTTGTACTAGTTACTGGCCGACCGTAATTATATAAACTATATAGCGGAACTTCTTGCTGTACTCCGTCGGTAGCTATGCCATTAGTCAATCCAACAATGCTAGGATTACCGGTTAATAAGTTTTGATTTAATTTAAAGTCAATAAAATTACTGTTGAGTACGCCACCAAACTCTCCTGCCTTAATACCCCAATTTTCATAGATATCATAATCAATACCACCTTGAGGTAAGTTAGCACCTTTGAAAGCACTGGCTGCGTTCAATGTACCTTTATTCTTAATAAAGTTTTTATAAACATTAATTTGTGTAATATCAGTTAAGTCAACTAATGCTAAATAATCACGGGGACGATACCCAATTAAACTAAAACTTAATAAATCTGCATCATTCTCTAAGTTAGCACGATTCACATCATAATATATTGTGCTTTCATATGAACGGGTACTTGTGTTAGGTAGTAACCCTTTTTGTATTTCGTTATAATCTGTTTGTTTCCACTCACGTTCTTCAAATACTTCTTTTGCTTGAATAATAGTAAGTGCAATCCAATATTTGTTTTTATACTTAACTATGCTACCGGTTGTATATTTTACTGTCTTATTCCAGTCAAGTATGTTATCTTGATTTAAGATAAAGCCCTGAGCATCAATTGTTCCATTCCATTCAGCAGTTTTGGCGCCACGAACGGTAATACGATTTTGTCGTAGACCAGTAATCAAGTTATAAATTACGTCATCAAATAATGTAACATTATCAAATACAATACCATGTTCGAAATTACTAATATTGAATTGACCGTAGGCAACAGTGTCACCCTGATTTAAAGGTTGTGCTGTGAATAATGTTCCATCACGAACTATACTTAAATCTGTACTTTGTATTGGATATAAATTTTGATTTAATACAAAATTCTGTCTTTGCAATGTTAATGGTTGTACAATGTAACTATCTTTATTAATAGAAATTAAGTTGGATGCAGGATTAATATTAACAATACTTCCTACTTCCCACCCTGATTGTGCCCAATATAAATACTCGGCTACCATTTGTCTCCAACTGACTGTTAATCCAGATTCAATTTGCTCAAACAATACACCTTGACTTGCCAAATATCTTCCATAACCGTCTAGAAATTGTGATACTTGTTGTACTGTTATAAACTCAGTACCATATGCTACTACCTCAGGTGTGTCATAATAATCTCTAGCTAATTGTACACTCAATCCCTGAACAGAAATTCTTTCATTATTGCCATTAATTTTAGGTGCTAATATTTTAAAATAAGCATTAGTTTGACTGTTGCCATATACTTTGTAACCAGTGGTTGTTAATTGTACAACTACACCACTATAAACAATTTTATCAAACGGTTGATTATCATATAACAATACTTGATAGCTTTCGTCCGGTATCAATAAACTACTGTTATTGCTATTAGCTGTTGATTTTTCAACATAAAATTTTAATAAATTTTTATCACTAAAACCTGCAAGCCTGTATACCAATCTAACATCAATATTGTCTAGCAAATCAATAATATTAGTAGTTGCGTCAATACCTACTTGTTTTTCAAAGTCAACTATCCAATTTATATAACTTGTTTTAGCTGTGCCATTACCATAAATATCTACATCACTTATAACTAAATGACTACGATTGTTAACTAGATATTGTCCAAATTCTTCATTATATTTGTAGTTGTCAATATCAACCCCTAAGTTAAAAAACTCAGCTGGCTTAGTTAACGCTAATATACGCATTAAGTCAAATGGCCATGAACTACTTCTACGATATGAGAACTCTGCTGGACCTACATCTCCTACTACCCAATCACGGTTGAATGATGTATTACTATAGTTACCTACAATAGAAACAAAAGGTGAAACTAAGTTACCTTGACTATCTACTGGCAATACCTGTAATAATTGCGGACGGATGGCTGACGTAATGACAACGGGGTTACCGTTATTCCAGTCAATACCCTCTGCTAAATCATTCCATAATACTAAGTTGTCACTGGTATACGGCGCCGGACCGTATCGTGTTTCCCACCATGTGGGTTTATCAGTAAAGCCAAGCATGGCCCATGGCATAGTATCTGGATTACTAGTGTCATAGAAATATTCATATATACCTCTCCAGTACCCCTGTGGAATCACTTCTCTGTTTATTTTATTACCACTTTGATTATAGTTGTATGTAAATTCGTTGTCGGAACTATAAAATTGAGTTTTATAATTAATTCTATTTTGACCAACCCAATCTAAAAAACTAGTTGTGTAAATTTGTAATATTTCATCATAACTATAATCAGTATTTCTAAAGAAGCCCGGTAATATTTCATATTCTTGTATAGGAATAACATTACTTAATTTTAAATTATTATATATACGTTTTTCAAACTCAAGTAATACCTGATCTCTAAAATCAATTAATACTCCGTCAATGTAATCACCATACAATTTATTGTATGAACCATCATGCCCCACAATGAAATATGCTGGCTGATAATATGCTGTATCTAATATAACAGTAGGAATAGTTGAAGGATATAATCCTAATTTAGTAGGAGTATTTGGAACATAACTACCGTATGTTTGATTATATTCTTTAACAGTAATTTGATCACCTGGTGCTAAAGCCAGTGTAACTGTTAAGGACGGACTATTGGAACTTATAGTGTAATCAACCCCATTAATCAATTGAGTAATTATTCCTGATGTATTAGTTAAATAAACCAATACTCCGTTATAATTAGCTGTAGCAAAATTATATATTTTACTTAATGGATATATACTTATATCTAATGCATTTGCAAAACTGTAGGTGTTAGTAATATATGCCGCTTTCGATGGCAACATATCGCTCCAAAAGAAACTATTACTATCTGTTTTAGCGTTAGTAATTTTGTCTAATGCATTATCTAGCATATTTGCCGGAGATATACGTTGACTAAAATCTGTTGTATTAATTGTGTCAACTAATAATGTTTTAAATGTAATATATTCTCTACTGTTGTACATTAACGCATTGAATAGATTATGATTTTGTTTACGTAAAAAGGCCCCAGGTAATAATAAACTTGCGCTATTTTGAATTATTCTATTACTATACGGAACCATGTTACCTAAATCACGGTAATTATTTGCACCAAATACGTCGCCGGTAGTGTTTGGATTATTATAGAAACTACTTTGATATTGGCCACGTATATCACCTACATTAACTGTAGTAACATCTTCATTTAGTGGGTTATTATTTAAATTAACAGGTATACCATAATAAGCTGTTTCACTTACCTGATCACTTAATAATAATATTTCAATTACCGTATCTACTTCTGGATTAGGAACGGTAAAGGTTACTATTGTTTGTGTACCAGTTGTCTCTACTGTATAAGCACTTGAATATTGTATTTTATTATTTACAAAAAGCTGTATAGTAGGCCATGCACTATCTGTGTCAACTAGTTTAGCAATATCACATGTGAATGTGGTAGTTGGGCTAGCGGCATAGTAATCAAACTCAAATATTTGATATTGTACACTAGGGCCGATTGCAGTTTGCCAACCTAATTGTTTTACTGCGGTTGTTAAATCACTATAATTGTAAACATATCCTGTATTAACTTTTTGTGTAATAGGGGTAGTTCCACTCACATAGTTAAATGAAGTAGAGTTTAATGATACATCAAAACTTATGTCACCTATGTTATCAACAGAACTATATGTTAATGGGAACCCCAGCACCGGATCATCAATTCCTGAACCTATACCATATGCAAATAATTTATTACCGGCAAATGATGTACCAACATATATAGTACGATCACCAAAACTAATTCCATTAATATCAAACACATCAAACAACGGTGGCTGATTTACTGTTGTTTTTTGTTGACTTTCTTGCCAATTGGCGCCGTCAAAGTGAAAATCCATACCTTGATAGTTATAGCCCCTAAATGTAAATGTTTGCTCATCTGCTAAAGCTAGGCCATCTTCTGCTTCTGTTAATGTAATTACAGGAGTGTCACCAAATACTAATGTAGAAAATCTAACTACATATATTTTATTTCTGACATTTAAATTAGCGTCGGCTGCAAATACAATACGTGCTCCGTCAAATACAGAATAACTATCGTTTTGTATATCGTTGGCTATTAATGAGGCGTTACCACCGGCTAATACGGTTTGTGAACCAGACCAAGTTACAGTTAATTCAATGTATATAATACCATCAATTGTACTACTCTCATTGATAGCAGTAATTTGACTATTTCTTGGTAATACATTAGTAGAATCATTTACATATTGATCAATTTGAAATGTGCCAGTAATGTCACTCGCAAGAATAACTACTTGAGTAGCAGTAAGTTGCTGAATTGCAGTGCCGGTTCCAGAACCTAATCCAGTTGCAGTAAATGTTAGTCCAACTGTATTAGAGGTAGCACCAATTAAAGTAAAATTAGTAGTACCAATAGAAACTATTTTATATACATTTCCAATGTTAAATGTGCCTGCAGTAAATGTAGTAGACCCTACAATTTCTGCGGTATACGCTGTATATACTTCTACGTCAGGATAATAATTTTCTTGTCCAGCAACACCAGTAGTATCATTGAATGCATCTGTTGTTCTAAAGTCAATAAAGTCGATTGGGGGTTTGCCCACAACGCCTGTATCAAACAAACGCAGATTAGGGTAAAATTCAATAATTGGACGATTGGCTTTATTTTCTGGAGTAGCATATATTGTGGCTAACGCCGGATTATTAGTGTAAGTAGCGGTGGCATTAATTACATCAATATGAAACCATCTATTACTTCTTGACCAGGGGTTTTTATCAATACTATTTCTAGCAATAGTAATATAATCTTGTGTAACAGGAATATATAAATTAACATCAAAATTTCCAATATCATATGGTGTTGTGTCAAAAGGTATATATGTACCCTGAGTGAACGGTTCCGGAGCTACAAAATCAGTTACCGGAATCAACTGTATGGCTGTACCCACACCCTCAACATAAAATCTAATATTCTCATAGCTAACAGGATATATTTCACCAGAGAATATTATTTTTAATCCATTAGTAAACACTACACCATTCGGAGATGTATAGTTTGCTTGACCTATAACATCAGTAAGCACATCAATACGATTAGTTGTGTTACTAGATATTAATCTAATTTGACCTACTTTATTACTTGAAATACCGTCTTGGTAATATAATGTATCTAGTAATGCACTTAAGTACGGTATTAATGTGATTACATCACCGGTAGTTCTATAAAATGTTCTACCAATATACTCTGTACCAAAATTAGCAGTAATGTTTTCTTCTATTGGAATAGTATTCCCTGTAACTAATGTTAGTGTGGGGTTTGTTATATCACCGGTATATGTAATGGTATAAAATGTTGTTTCATCTTCATCATTATAAAACATTAAAGTAAGACCGTTAATTGAGGTAATACCGTCTATTCCATTTGTTAAACTACTAAGTAACACTCCGTCTACTTCGGCGTATAATAAAGTAGTTACTAAATCAACACGATTATTACCAGGAAATTCATATTCATCCTGTGCAGTTTTAAAAGGAACAGTAAATGTTACTATACCAACTTCTGCCCCGTTATTGTCAACACCCAATATATCACGTGTTTGCACGTTTGGTTGATTAGGGTCATACCCAGTAATACCCGGCATTCCTTGAATCCAAAATTCACTAGCTTGATTAACATTAAAAGTATAGGTACCACCACGTAATAATGTAAGTGTTGGATTTGTAGAGCCTTGTGATTGACCGGTTGCAGTTATTAAATATCCGTTAGGAGTACTTGTAATAATATAATCAGTAGCGTTGTACACTGTTTCTGTACTAACTATTACGGCTTCCGGGCCTTCAGGAATCCAATAATATTGATTAAAGTTAATAATTTTATCTAAATCAGTAAAACTATCCCATGAGTAAAACTCACTAGTAAATAATCTGTTATTATCGCCGGTCAATCCACCTTCTAATTTTAAACCATCAATTATACCCGGATAACTTATAAAATCTTGTGCAGTACTTGTGTCTTTTTTTAGAAATACTACGCCTGGCTCAAGTTGATAATCTGTTCTAGTTTTTGTTGGTTCTGTTACGTAATAATTTTTAGCATTAACACCATAACCAAATCTACTACCAATATAACCCTGAATTCGTTTAGTATTTGGTTGGTCTACTATTTGATCTAGCGTTGCATTTAAAAATTGACTATTGGTAGTTGTTTTAAATATTTCTGGTAGAAAATTTAATGTTCTAATTCTTGTTGCCATTATTTCTCTCTATGATTATATATTACTTATCTTATTTGTAACTGTGCTGGTGTAAGTGCCGCAATCACAAGAACATCATTTGCTGTTGCTCCATTGGCAAATATTTCGTATGGTGCTGATTTAATTTCATATAAATCTCCAAAACTCATCGTAGGATCATTTGGTACTAATACAGCAGAACTAATTAAATCTCCCACTTCAGAATGTAAGTATGCACTTAATTCACTAAAGTAAAAAGTGTCACCAAAATTCCAATTATTGATATTAAAATATGTGTTCATTGCCGAAAGCACCGCACTACGTATTTCACTATCACTTGCATTTGTGTTGCTTGCTCTAATAACCTTAACTGTTGCTCTCAATTGAGTTGGGGCTTTGGGGCCAAATAATGGTAAAAATACCACACTATTTAAAATAACACTATCACTTAACATTTTGTAATCATTTAATGATCCATATGCTTGTGTTAATTCATTAATTGTGGGCATTTCTGGCATTGGTACGGTATTAGTGACATCTTGTAACCAATTTTGATAAGCAGTATAATAAGATTGTGTTACTACATACAAATCAATAATGTTAGTAGTTGCCGGATCAATACGTGTTGTGTTGTTACTATTATGACGATATTGGAATTGCAATCCCTGACGTCCTGGTTTCATAATATATTGTGGCTGTTCAGTTACAATATAAAATGGTGTGTTAACTGTTTGGTCTTGAATTGTTGTGTAAAATAAATTGTCTGTATATGCATAGAACAATTGCCCTTCTGGGTATTCGTACTTAACTACTTCAACTTGTGTTTTAGTTGAATAGATATATACCACATCACTTGACGCTATTAATTGATAACGTGAAAGATTAACAGCATCCTGTAATAATACAAAGAACGTGTAAATGCCTATATTAGTATTACCATTTACATATCCGGTTACTTCCGTGAAGAAATCCGGGTTACTTACAATGGTTCTATCATTAACATCTATACTTGCTATTTCAACTTCAAAATCATTTACATATCCATCACTTTCAACAGTCTGACCAATAATACTTGTTGTTACCGGCATAGCTAATGGGTAATTACTGCTAGGTTGGGTGTTAGTTGCTAATACTTTAACAAAATCTTGCAATATTTTTCCACTAAACGGATCATATACTAATTTACCATTTTCAAATGTGAAACGTATGTCAGCTACACTACCAAAATAATATGCTAATGCACGATATGTTATGCTATAACGGTTATTACCTAAACTTAAAAAGTTTACAAAATAATTACTAGCATCATATGTACCAATACTCCACCGATCTTGTGCAATAGTTAAACTGTTATCAAATATTAAACTGAAACTTTGATTAAGTTCCATTCTAACAATACATTCTTGTATTACTATATTCGGCAATGAATTATCAAATGCAGGTAATATAGTAGTTACAATTGCACCTTGTGGTACATAACCATTTAATGTTACCGGACCTAATCCATTACTGAATGCACCTTCACCATTATTATAACCATCACCTACTACATTTAATACCGTAGTCCATATATAAGTTTTATTTGACGGGCTAGCAATGCCGGCTATTAATCTATTTGTATCACTAAAATAATATCCAGCTGGTGCAATAAATTTCATCATTGCTCCTTTGGTAGTGTACTTCATATTATAAGTAGAATATGTTCCTACTGGGATAGGAGTATTATCACTACCATTAACGGTATAAAAGTAACCAGTTAAACTACTAGCATCAACTGTTTGTTCTTGCCAAAATACAGTACCATCACCTGATGCAGTGTTAACATTATATCTTGTGTAATCTTGTATATAATATTGTCTAGCACGATTATCTGCTAATAATGCACCTAATGTATCTGTTAAGAATGTGATAATATCACCAGATGTATTAATAGTTAATAATATATTACCATCAGTATCATTTTGATATATACCGCCATCTGATGCAAATGAATTCGTGCTGGAGTATTTTCCGGTTGGATCTAACAGGTCTAAGTTTTTTGATACACCAACAGAACTACGGTTAATAGCCTTGCTTTTAATAATAGAACTGTATAATGTATATGGGAAATTGTTGTAATCTTCACCATTAACCATTCTATTCTGTGTGTAGTAGCGGGAAGGGGCACGT